CGAGCAGCCCGGTCGTCGCGCCGCCGATCGACCGGCCGAGGCCGCCGAACGCGGCCGTGCCGGTGTTCACGCCGGCGGTCCTCCTCGAGATGTCCCGTGAGAACTTCGCCGACGACCTCGAGGCCCGGTCGAACGCCTTGTCGAGCGACCGTGTGTCGCCGACGATCTCGACGACGAGCTTACGAGCCATACGGGCCGTGGATCGCGTGGAACAGGTCGATGCAGCCCATGATCTGCGCCGGCGTCAGTTCACCGACCTCAGAAGGTCCGACGCCGAAGAGTCCGAGCCGGCCGTCCCATCCTGCCTCGGGTCGCCGTCCGAGCTCGCCGAGATCTCCGAGCTCGTCGTCGACCCGTCGCCAGAAGAGCTCGCGTTCCCGGTCGAGCTTCGATCCGGGGGGCTGGCATCGGCCTCCTCGGCGGCCTCCTGGTCGCCGACCTCGAGGGCGATGTTCGACCCGAACCCGGCGTCGAGCAGCCGGCCGTGCACGGGCTCGACGTCGGCCGTCTCGATCCTGCCGGCGCGACGCATCGCGATCACCGCGAGCACGGCGAACAGCTCGGCGTCGGCGGCGCGGAGGCCGTCGCCGTAGGTGACCGGCCGGTAGTCGGCGAGCCGCCGGATCCAGCCCCACTCGCGGACGGTGTAGCTGTCGTCGGACAGGTCGAGCTCGTAGCGGCCGTCGTAGGGCTTGATGTCGGTGATGACGATGTACTCCACCTCTACGGCACCTCCCGGTTGAACCTGTCGGCGACCTGGTCGAGCGCCCGGTCGACGCGCTCGGCGGTCTGCGGCTCGTGCACGTGCAGCGAGGGCTCCATCGCGCGGTGCATCAGCAGCTGCGCCAGGTTCGTCCGCTTCCCCGGGCCGCCGCGGGTCCCGCGCCGACGCGGCGCGACGTAGACGACGGTGCGGGTGACGCCGGTCCGCATCGCCGCCCATTGCGGCGAGTGCCGCATCCGCGGAATCGCCACGGCGGCGAGCCGCTGCGCATCCGACCGGACAGGCTCGGCGACCTGCCGGAACGCCGCCCTGACACCCAGCCGGGTGTCCCGGTCGGCCTTCGCGAGCGCCATGTTCAGCTCGCGCAGCCCTGTCACCTTCACCGGCATCGGCGTCTACGGGGTGTCGACGAACACGAGCCCGGCGGCGTCGGCGGTGATGAACGTCACCTCGAACGTGTCGACCTCGCCACGCGCAGCGCCGGGCCCGTACTGGAGCAGCTGCACGTTCCCCTCGAGCTGCGGGTTGGTCGCCGAGACGGCGGCGGTCTGGTCGGGCCGCCACTCGAACGGGACGACTTCCCGGTCGCGGTGGATCGGGTAGAGGGTCTGGTGGACCTCGCCGGTGCCGTAGCTGCCGTAGAACTCGACGGTGACGGTCTGGGTGGTCGCGCCGGCGAGGTACTCGTTGGCGCCGGTCGCCGAGAACCCCGACACGTCCTCCTGGCTGTGCTCGGAGCTCAGCCGGACCGACCGGGCGAGGTTCGAGAGGTCGACGGCGTCGACCAGGACATGGTCTTTCAGGGCGACGCGCTTAGCCATCGCTCTCCTCCTCCTTCGTGTCCTTGCTGGGCTTGTCGTCGCGTTTGACGACACGGATCGAGCCGCGCTGCTTCGCGCGCCGCTCGAGATCGGGATCGAGGTCGGCGTCGAACTCCTCGCCCGGCTTGTGGCCGAGGAACCCGGTCGACCCGGTCACCTTGTATCGGGTCATGTGAAGGCCTCCACTCGCCATTCGCAGCCGAGCAACCTGCCGTTGACGGCCGCCTCCTCGAGGTACTCGCGGAACCCGGACACACCGTCCGGGGCGACGGCGCCGGCGCCGGACGTCGCGATCGCGGCCTCGACCGACGCCGGGTCGCCGACATCGAGCAGCCGCAGCAGGAGCTGCTGCCCGGCCTCGCTGTCTGCGGTCGAGACACGGGCCCGGACGGTGAAGTAGATCCGTTTGGACGAGATGCCGAACCCGGCGCCGTCCTGGAACGGGTCGCCCGGGTAGACGTCGAGCGACGGCGGCGTCGGGTTCGTGTTCAGGTAGCCGTACACCTGGAGGTCGTCGACGATCGCGGCGAGCGGCTGCAGCGCGGCCGCGATCGCCTCTTGCGCCTCGGCGACGGTCATCGCCGCCTCGTCTCCTCGATCGCCGCCTCGAGCAGCCGCAGCGGGCCGCTGGTGACCCAGGAGAGGAAGTTCAGCGGCAGCCGCGACACCGGGGCGTGCGGCGCGGTCACGTACCCGCCCCAGATCACCTGGCCGTCGGCCCACACGTACATGCGCGAGAACGCGTTGTCGTTCGTGAGCGCCGAGAACTCCAGGTTCACGCCGGGCGACACTTCGGCCGGCAGCTGGAAGATCGGGATCCAGGTCGCGTCGGCGATCGTCGGGTCGTCGCAGCAGACGGTCCCCTGCACGCGCACGGTCGAGTTGGCGAGAATCCGGTAGCGGGCAGGCGACCACGGCGAACCGATGTTCCGCCAGCCCGGCTGGAACGGCGGCTCGCCGGCGGCCCCGATGTCGTGCCACTCGACGGCGGCGACCTGCGCGAGCACCGCGTTCAGATCGTCCTCGGTCGTGACGCGGGTGAGCGGGAAGACACCCGACCCGTCGTCGACCGGCGACTTGCCGAGCCCGGGGTCGCCGGTGACGTCGGTCAGCTCGGTCAGACTCGACGCGCCGCCGCCTTCGCCCGGCGGCGCAGGGATGCGGCCGGCCCATTTCGGCTCCGGCATCAGGCGACCCCCCAGGCGATCTTGAGCGGGGCCAGCTTGCGGGCATGCCGGTACCAGGAGTCGCGGGCGGCGACGATCGGGACGGTGTCGGCGCCGATGCCGATGATCCCGAACGGCGACTGGCCCTGCTGCCAGTGCTCGACCGCCCGCTCGAGGTTGACCTCGACGACGAGCGGCGGCGGAGGATCGGGCGCCGGCGAGGTGTCGTCGTAGCCGAGCTCCCAGTCGATCTCCTCCGCCGCCGCGTCGAGGACGCGCTGCAACGCCTCGGCCTGCCCGGGCGAGGGGGATCCCAGCCGGAGCAGCCGTTGCAGCTCGTCGACGTCCGCGTATGCCACTCAGGAGGCTCCCGCATCGATCGCGGCGCGGATGTCGGCCTTCGTCATCTGGTCGTCGGCCTCGATGTTGTGGGCGGCGGCGTAGGCGAGCAGCTCCGCCTTCGTCATCGAGTCGAGGTCGTCGTTCGGTGTCGCCGTCGCGCCGCCGCTGCCTTCCTCCCACGGGGGCGATTGGTCGGCCCTCACGACCTGCTGGTTCGGGGCGTCCCAGAGCTGCCCGCTCATGGCGTCTTCGTGATCTTGATGATCCCGGTCGCGTCGATGATCAGCGGCGCGAAGTAGCCGGCGTAGGCGACCTGGACGCCGAGCACGGACGGCTCGACGACCTGCAGGCTGCCGATCCGGTCCTCGTACACCTCGGCGGCGGCGGTCGACATGACGAGCATCGTGTTGTCGGCCATCGCGGCGGTGACGTAGACGGGGATCCCCGAGATCGAGCCGAGGGCGCCCTGGCCGTAGTCCGAAGCCGAGAACCCGGCCGACTGCGAGTCGACGGGGTTGACCGGCGCGAACAGCGGCCCGATCTGGCCGAGCATCTGCGGCGGCGCCGCGGCGATCACGCGGCCCTGCCCCTTCGTGCCGTTGTAGACCTGCCCGACGGCACCCCAGATCGCGGCGGCGACCTGCTCCGCCGTGTTCGCACCCGTGGCGAGGTTGACGGTGGCGGCGGTGGCGCCGGCGACGAACGCGTCGACGGCGACGTTCTCGGTGACGAGCGCGTACTGGGCGGCGAGGTCGCCGATGACGATGTCCATGATCTGCGGCATCGTCCAGTCGATGTCCTGCCTCGACACGTTCACGTAGCCGCCGTAGGTGACGGCGGTCACCGGGACCTTCGCGATCGTCATCTTCTGCGACGTCAGCTCGGCCTTCTCCGCCGACTGGTTGGTGACGGCGGTGTGCTGGGTGACCTTCGGCCTTGACCAGCTGCCGGACGGCAGCTGCCGCGGGCCGAGCGCGGACACGACCGGCCGGGCCGAGTCGACGAAGTTGACGACCGGCCCGAGGATCTGCTCCGGGAGCAGCCCGGGGTTGTCGCTCGTCGTCTGGTGGGCGGCGGCACGGTTGAACGTCTGCAGCCGATGGGCCGACTCTTCGACGCCGAGGCCGGCGCGCCAGTATTCGAGGATGTAGGCGCCGGCTGATCGGTACTCGACCTTGCCCGGGGCCTCCGGCTTGTCGGCCATGTAGACGGCGAGCTTCTTGATCCGGTCCGACGACTCGGCCGAGATCCGGCGGGACTCCTCGAGCGGCCCCATCAGCTCGTTCACCTTCGCGATCCGGTCTTTCGCGCGCGTGACGAGCTCGAGCTGCTCGTCGCTCAGGTCGTTGCCGGCAGCCGCCTCGACGAGCGAGTCGATGAACTGCTGGCGCTCCTCGATCTCCGCCACGTACCGGGCGAGGATCTGGTCTGTCGCTCTTGCCACTTCGGGACCTCCTCAGGGTTGCGCGAACAGGGCATCAAGGCGCCTTGCTCGAGCTCGCATCCCCCCTGCTACAGCCGCCCCGCCCTGCGGTTTGGTCTCTGGCGGCTGAGAGGTCCGCGTCTCTAGCTAGCCGAGACCATAGCGGCGGTCGATGTCGGCGAGCAAGGCGCGCTGCTCGAGCAGCTGCAGCGCGGCCAGGTTCGGTGTCGTCGACGCGGCCGCGTCGACCGTCGCGGCGGCAGCACTCGCGGCGCGGACGGCGAGCACCTTCGCGTCCTCGTAGGCGGGGTCCGGGACGAGCGCGATGTGGTCGAGGAACAGGTGGTTCAGGCGGCGCCGGTCGCGGGTCTCCCACACCTCGGCGCCGGCCTTCACGCGGCCGTTCTCGCGGAGCAGCCCGAACCCGGCGGAAGCGTCGAGGACGCCGTCGTCGGCGAGCACGAGCGTCTCCTCGCCGAGCGGCGTCCGGGAGATCTTCACCTCGGCGACGAGCCCCTCGCGGCGCGACGGGTGCAGCGCGACGGCCCGGCCGACTGTGCGCTCGCGCTGGTGGTCGCGGTTGGCCCGGATCTGGCTCGAGCGTCGCTCGATCCCGTCGAACGCGCCACGCGACACGACCTCGGTGACCAGCCGGCCGCGCAGCACGATCTCGGCCGCCCGCTCATAGGGCACGACGATCAGCTCGATCAGCCTCTTCGCGAAGTTCACCTCGGCGAGCTGCGCCGACCGGTGCTCGATCTCGGGCGGCTCAACCACGATCTCGGTCATCGGAGCACTCCCTTCGAGAGGTCTTGCGGTGTGGAGTTGTCGAGCCGTTCGGCCTGGCGGATCTCGTCGACGGTGAGCGCCTGCTGGCCGGTCGCTGGGTCGACGATGCCGGCGAGGATCTGCGCGGTCTGGGCGCGCTCGAGCGGCGGCGGCTGCACGTAGGCGTCGCGGTTGACCTCGACGCGGGTGCCGCGCGGGAGCGCCCACCCCGATAGCGCGCCCATCACCGCCGAGGCCTTCGGGCGCAGGCCGGCGCGCCAGTGGAAGTCGAACACGCTCGACACGTTCGAGTAGGTCATCGAGTCGCCCCCGGACGGGAGCCCGACGAGGAACGGCGGCACGCCCAGCAGGTTCGCGATCCGCGCCTCGTTGAACTGCAGCAGCTCGAGCAGCGCCATGTCCTTCGGGTTGACGGCGGTCGGGTTCCACTTCACGCCGCCGGACAGGACGGCGGGCTCGCCGATCGCCGACAGCCGCGCGTCGACCCACTGCGCTTTCAGCAGCGCCGCCTGGTCGCCGGAGAGCTCCTCCGGATGCTCGAGCGTGCCCGGCGGGATGCCGCCGCCGGCGGCGAGCTTCGTCCCGTACTGGGTCAGCACCGACGCGGCGACCATCCGGGCGCCGCCGGCCTCGAGCGGCCCGTGGCCGCGCGCGTCGCCGACCGAGCTCTTGTACCGGATGTGCAGCATGTCGTCGCTGACGTCGAGCTCGCCAATCGTGTAGCGGCGGGCGCCGTCGTCGATCTCGACATTCACCGTCCACGGCGGCGCCACGTGGAAACGTGCCGGCCAGCCAGTCGAGTACCGGGCCGTCACGACGACGAACACCTCGCCGAGGTGGTAGTCCCAGAACAGCTGCTTCGCGAACTCCTCCCACGACGTGTAGACGTCCGGGTCGGGATTCACGAGCCAGTCGGCGCTGAGCGACTCGGCCGCGTCGACGAGGTACGGGGGCATCGTGGCGAGCAGCGACGCGTTCAGGTCGATGCACATCCACGCCGTGTCGGTCAGCGATTGCAGCCCGCCGGGGCCGTACCCGGAGCTGCCCGACCCCCACAGCGGCGGCCACCAGTCGGCCGGCCACCCTGACCAGGCCGACGGGATGATCCGCGGCCGCGACCAGGTCGAGGCCTCGCCGACGAGCTCGACGCCGTTCGGGTCGCCCGGCGAGACCAGCTGATCCGGGCCGACCGTCGACGGCGGCACCGACGCCGGGTCGTTCGCGTT